AAATATACAAAAATAGGTAAAGGAACGAGCAGTAATATAATATATAATTAAAATAAAAAACTATAATATGAATATAAAAATATCAAAAGATGTTAAAAAGGTTATTAATGATATGCCTTATAACAAAACCGTAAAAACTAATGCAATTAAAATATACGCAGCATTATATTTAAAATCGCACCTAAAAAATTCAAATGGTTATTTTCCAGTATCATCACAATACTTACAATCCATAAACAAAAGATATTACATTATAATGGATTACTTTGTAAAAAGTGGTATAATAGATTTTTATAAAAAGGCCTACCAAGATGATGATGATATATTCAACACTATATACAGAAAAAGTTATAACAAGGAAAAAGGTATATGTTCCAAATATAAATTCCTAATTAATACAGAGGTAGGTGATGATGTTGAAATTGATATGGTTACAAATAGATATAATAGATGGTATGAAATAATAGAAAATAGCCTTGTTGAGACAGGATTTGACGTTAAAATAACCAGGGACTCTTTTGGACGTAGGGTTCATCACTCTGCCATTAGAGAATACAAAAATGACTTTAAAGGTTATTATACTATTGACAGCGTATGTTCGCAACCAAGATTACTATATTTATATTTACAACAAAAAGGAATAGTTGATGATGCATACAAAAATATATTTGATAATGATTTGGATTTTTATAGTGAGATTGCCCACAAATTAAACCTTGAATCAAGGCAAGATGCAAAGGACCTTTTTATGTATTGGTTGAACGGAAATGGTTATGTACCTAATTTTAATATTCATATTATATTTCCAATTGTTTCATCATTTTTAAAAAACCTTAAAAAAGGTAATTATAAAAATTCAGGTTCATTACTTCAACGTATGGAAAGTAAAATATGGATTGATGATATACTTAATAATATTCCTTGTGACTTTGCCCTACCTATTCACGACTCTGTTATAGTTAAAGAAAAAGATGTTGATAATGTATTAATGTATTGTCAAGGTAAATATCCGCAATTAAAATTCAAAAAAGAAAAAATAAAATAAAAAAAGATTGAAAAAAGCGAAAAGGGGCACAACTATATTATATATATACTATATAAAAAAAACAATAACAATATGAAAGTATATGAAATATTTAAAAACGGAAAAATACAAATAGTTGAGGCAAAGAGTTTTATTGAAAAATCTAATAGGAAATGCATACTTTTGCGACTTTTCATTGACGGACAAGTTCAATGGACTTCACCTCACTTTGAGAAATTTACTGATATTGCCACTCGCTTGAAAAGAAATGAAAAAAGAAATGAATTATTTTCATAAAAAGTCAAAAGGGGCGCAGATATATTATATATATACTATATAAAAAAGAAATAAATATTATGAATAAAAACATCGTACCATCGGAAAAGAAAGTTCAACTAATAGGTTTTATAGATTTCTATTCAAGCAAGTTCGTTAAAAAATCATTAATAGTTAAGGAACTTAATCAAATGAGAAATAAATATATTTACAAAGATATATGTTTAGATGAATTCAAAAAAGATAAAAAGTACCTAAAAGATGTTAAAGAAATTTTAGAGATGAACTAAACTTTTTAATATATAAACTATATAAATAATATACAAAAAATAAAAACAAATTATGAAATACGACAAATCAAATTTTACATCAATCTTAATTTATAAAGAGACAAAAGCAATGTTGAAAACTTATATGGAGGAATATCAAATTAAAAACACATTTGATATATCTTATCACAAAGCAATAGTATCATTACTTGACGAGCACTATAAAAATATTGACAATCTATTTGTGGAACAAAACGACAATAACTAAACACCGACATATAAAATTCAGCCGATTGAATTGCCAAATTATAATTAAATGAATTAGTCCGTGTAAATAAAAAACCCTCTAAATTAGAGGGTTTTTCTTTTTATAAAAAATCTTTTGTTTCAGATTCACCACGCTTGATAATTCTAACCAATTTTTTCCATATACCAACACCAGTCATTTTTTCAACACTCTCGTCAATGGATTTTAATTCAGTTATTGATATTAAGGCTGCTCCGATTTTAGTCACGGGCATTATTGAACCAAGTATATAAGTTTCAAAAAGAAATAAACTTATAATAGTTAATTGGTATAAAAACATTTTAGAAATTGTATTACCCATTTTACGGCTGGTAATTTGCTCGTTCATTTTGAGAGCTCTGTATATTCCAACTAAAAAATCTATAACTATTAAAACTCCGATTGTTAATAACATTGGTACTACTGGTGTAAATATAGAAATTGCTGCAACAAACATAGGCATTAAGTATTGTTTCATAAATTAAGTTTATTTTATAATAATGGTATTCCATTTCCTGGATTAGCTCCAAATCCATCACAATTTTGCGGATCGTCAAATCTACCACCAGGTACATAAATACCCCAAAAGTAATTTTGCCTTGATGACGGAATATTCTCAAATGTATTTACATAAAACTCCAAATATTCAGGAAATGTTGTTGTGACACCCATTAGATGTTTAGTTAATCTGTCCGTAAAATACTGAGCCTTATGCCTTATACTTGATGTTAAGTAATTAACTTCATTTAAGTCCGATGGATTTGAATTATCTGAATTTTGTTTTGAAATTGCTTTGTTGGTAAATTTATAATTAGCATACAGAGCAAATTCCATAGTAGCCCACCAAGTTAAGGCCGGCTGAATATATTGAGTAATCAAATCAATTTCATCAACATTTAAAGTTGTTGTACTGATTTTATCCATTAATGAATAGTAAAATTTAGTTCCTAAACATCTTTGAATATAAGTATCCTGAGCCGGCTTGATATAAACCGCAAGTTCATCTTCATTTACATATTGTAAAATAGGTGAGTTGTCCTTTAAATACTTCACGGTTATAAACGCTGAGTATATCATTTTATAAGGTATATTTTTTTAATATCAACGGCTCAATTAAACCATTGATTTTTGCAAGTTTATTTAAAACACTTTCAATATCACGTTGTCTATAATTTATATAAACTGCTTGATAAACACCTAAACTATCTTCAAGTTCTAATCTACCTCCTAATTGACCGGCAACAAATACTCCATATAACATCGGATTGATGACATTGTGAGCCACGAAAATGTTTTGTCTAATCAAATCATTTAATTCAGTATATCTTTTATCGCTGTCGTTCAGGTCAATTTTAGTCAATTCTGGTTTTTGATCCGTTCCATTACTAAATGCTAAAATGAATTTTCCTGCTCCATTTGGTCCAGTAAATTTATCTTGAATTTCTCTATAAGCTCTTTTCATTTCCTCTGGTGTTGGAACTCCACTATTAAATGATAATAAAAATCCAGCTGAGAATCCGTTCATAATTGAGTTTTTATGGAAATGAGCTATTTCATATTCCGATATAAACCAGTTTAATGAACCATAGTATTTTGGAACTGAATACCATTTATTACCAATTGAATATTTCTTATAATATAAAACCTGTGTTTTCTCCTTTTTGTATTCAGTTGAAAATGCTTGTATTCTCACTGGTGGGTTTCTCCTTAATCCAATAGACGACCAGTCCTCTGCCATCCAAAAGTATTGTTCTTTTTTAGATGTATAAAATTCCTTGTCATATCTTAATGATTGAATTGGAATATGGTAAATTTGAGCGATTTTAGTTCCATCACTATTCCATACAATACCTAATGAAAAACTATCAGTCACTTCATAATCCATTGTAATCTTTTTAGTGACTTCCTCAAGATTATCATCGTCAAATCTATTCAATATGAATTCTTTCAATGCATCGGATTCTAATCCAGTTGCCTCAAATCCATTTGCTGAGATCATATCAATTTTTCTATCTGTTATAGCTCTGTGAGTTATAGACCTTTCAGTAAATATATTAATTAAATATTCAAAAAACATATTGTCATCACCAAATTCTATCCATTGTTTTCTTGTTGTTTCCTTAACAACAGGTACTTCAATTTCATTGTTTAAATTAACAACTGAAAAACTAATTTTAGTTGGTTCTCCACTCTCATCAATTCTTGCTTCCATATTTATATTTTATTTTTAATAGTCGTTGATGTTGAATACATTAGTTGTATTAAAATCCGATTGTGTAAATGACTTATAAGAAAAATCATTTGGTCCTGATATAACTAATTCACCACTCCTTAAATAAGATGCTGATGCGATATTAAGGTCGTATTCGTATAATGTTTCATATATATTATATTGATATACTCCTGGTAAATTGTTTATAATACCTTGTGTTGGACCAACAGATTGTGTTGTTGATGTCAATATGAATTCATCATATATTAATTTTTCAGGCGATATATTGTCTGATGTAAAAAGTGTATTAACCTTTGATTGTTCGTTTATAATTTGAAAAATATAAAACGGGTTTAACAAGGTTGCCACTTTAGTCAGCCTTAAAATTGACGAGCCTGATGCTCCAAATGTTAAATGTATCATACTATAAATATAATTTTATATCAAAATGTTTTTAAAATAAAAAACCCTCTTATTATAGAGGGCCTTTTATATTAGAAATATGAAATTTAATTATGCA